ATCTGGCTACACTCATTCAGGTGCAGCGTCGCGTACTCATTACCCAGGATCTTCTCAGTGCGCTCCTTGTCATCGAGCCCACCGAACCAGTATTCCGAGCCATTCTCAAAGCTCGCATACAGGTCGCTCTTGTTTAGCTCATACGGCGTGCCGGGGAAGCACAGCTTCATCACCTTGGGGAAGGTGTCCATGACGATGCTGGACTTGATATGGCCCAGCCTGAAACGCAATGACACATGCCGGCTGCTGGGTGCCTTCAACGCACGCACGCAGATTGCACGCACGATCAGGAATGTCTTACCGCTGCGAGAGCCGCCGAACAGCATGATGTGCTGAGCCTGTGAGGCCAGCAGCCGATTGGCTTCGTCCTGCTTCGGTGTGAGCTTAAAGGTCGGCATCGGTGCTGCTGATCACGATCGGGCCGCCGCCCTTCCCGGTCAGCTCCGTCTCGACCTTGTCGCGCCACTGCTCAGGGTTGCGGTTCTTCAGCCAGAAGATGCAGGCCACAGTGTCAGGCGGGTAATGCTCGACGTAATCGACCTTCGTGACACCAGCGTCCTTGTCGTTGAAGATCTTCACTGCGTCATGCGAATAGCCTAAGGCCCGGCGATACAGGGACTGCTGCACCCGCGCGTCAGCTTCATCCTTCCCTTGCTTTAGGGACTCCGAGAAGTCGGGCTTGTCGATCTTCCACAGGTTCAGGGTGGACTCGCTGATCCCGAAGAAGTCGGCCAGCTCCTTGTCCGTAGCACCCAACTTGCACAGCTTGACCGCTTGCTCACACAGTTCAGGCTTGAACTTGCTGGGCCGGCCCATCTTGGCACTCATGCCGCCCTCAAATACCCGTGAGCAATCACCCGTCCATCGGACAATGGCTCGAACCTGAACTGCTTACACCCCTGGTTCTTCAACAGGCGCTCGGCTTCAATGCGGTCCTGTTCTGAGTCCTTGCCCATGTTGAACACGTAATCGCCAGCTCGAGGCGTGGGAATGGGAGCGATGCTCATTGCGTCACGATCCCGGCGCCGTTGTGCAGCTCCTCTGGGGTGACCGTCACTGAGGGGCTGATCACCACCTCGAACTTGTCGTGGTACTTGCCGATCAGGGCGGAAGCCAATACGGTGCGGATCGTTTCAATCTCTCGCTCAGGTAGAGCCTGATCCGAGTGCTCGGCGAATACGTTGGTGAACTCACCATTGTGCGGAGCGGTGAAGCGGTGCAGGAATACGCCCAGCTGCTTCATGGCTACGAGATGCTTGGCGGCTACGGTGATCACTGCTCAACCACCATTGCGACATCCTGCTCCTGGCAGATGATGTGGCGTTCAGTGCCGATGATCACTTCAGGGAACGCGTAACCTCTTCCGTCAAATACGTTCAGCCCCCCGAGTTCCACCACATCACCGGGCTTGAGTTCAGTGGGGATGAAATGCTTCCCCTCTTTGAAGCTCTTGCGGTCCTTGGCGTAGGTGCGCTTGTGCGTACCCGCCCCGATTGCGATCACCTCCCCGCGTACAGGTCGGCCGTGGCGTATGACTTCAACGATCTCGCTCGGCTTCCAATCGAGTGGCTTGAGCAGGATGCGATCGCGCAGCAGACGCAGCTTCGTTCCTGCTGGGAGAATCTCAGCCTGCTGCGCGATGGTGACGCCTGTGCTCATCGCTTTCGATGATGCCTGCATTTGCTCCACGTGAAACTGGCATGACTGCTACAAACCGTTCGATAACTTTGCGCACCGCGGCGACAGATACTCCGCTCTCGGCAGCGAGCTCCTTATCCGAAGGTATGCGCATACGACTCAGCGCCACGTTGATGATGCGTGTCTGCGCCTGTTCGGAGATCTTGCGCGGGCGTGGCATTGTCAGGTTACCGTGATCACCACTGTGCCGGGAGTGCCGATGAACTTCTTGCAGCCCTCGTTCGAGTGATCGCCCTCGACGCCACCGGCCACCGCAGTGACTTCGAAGCAGTATTCCTGGCCGGTCAGCAGGCCAGAGCTAACGCTGGTGTTGATCGTGGTGATGGTCCCGACCTTCACCTTGGCTGTGGATCCCTTGGCGCCCTGGTAGACGTTGTAGGTCACAGGGCCAGCGATCGCAGTGCCATCGGTGTAGGTCGTGACCGCGGAGAATGTGATGGTTGCGGTATTCGGTGGTGCCGCCGCATCGGCTCTCGACGCCGCAAAGGCCAGCACGCTAAGCGCCAGGATCACCGCAACCAAATACCCCAATATCCAGCCGCCGCGCTCTCCGAAAGTTCTTGTCTGTTCCACGGTCAATCCCTCCTCAGGTTTAGATTCGTTATGGGCGCCCAGCCATCGCTGCATGCGCTTGAATTCATCATCGGTGTCTTCGTTCATGCCGCCGCCTTGGCCTGAGCCTTCGTCATGTACCAGTGAGCTATCAACAGCGCCTCTGCGCGCCCGTCGTGCTTCTGCAGGTGAAGATCGACGTATGGGAACAGCAGGCGGGCTTTGTCGAGGCTGGCGGTCTTCTCCTTCGCCAAGCCGAGGTCGCGCTTCCAAACGACTGGCGTTACGAACTCGATGGGGATCTGCATGGACTGCAGCACGCCGAGAATGGAACCGAATCCCATTCCAAACTTGAAGCTAGAGCTGACGCCCTGCCCTGGCATCGCGCCGACTCGCTCGATGATGCAGGTCGCGGGCTTACCCGATCGCAGGCGAAGCAGCTTGGCCGTGAGCGCATTACCGTCTACCCAGGCTAGGGCACGGTCGGTAATCACCGGCAGGTCTTCCACGGATGCAACGCCATCACGAATGCACGCAATGGCGCCAGTCATCCCTGGATCGATAGCGAATAGCGTTGTCATGGGAGTCCTTGGAGTTGTGAAGTAGCCGCCCGTCACTCGTACGCCTGCTTTGGCAGGTACTGTGTCGGGCGCTGGTCGAACTGGTCCGTCTTGAATTGCCGCAATCTGCGGTTGAACCAGCCGGTGATTTCCCCGTAATAGCCGGTGCCGTAGCGCTGCTTGCGGATTGCGATCTGCATCGGCGTGAGATCAGGATTGCCACCAGGCACAGTGATCTTGCCCTTGCGCACGAAACAGACGTTGTGTGCAAGACGGCCATAATCGGCACCGCCGGCAACGTCGTTGATGTCCGGTTCCTGATCGATACTCACGGCCTTGCGGGGATGCGCGACCAAGTGCAGGTGGATGTCAGACTCGATGGTCATCGAGTTCATGAGGTTCGCGAATAGGCGCTGCTGCTCAAAATCCTGGCTGTTGATGTCCAGGCACATGAGCGAATCGACGAATACCTGAGTCACGCCCTCCTTCGCGAGCTGCTGGACGGTGCCGAAGATTTCCTTGTGCTTCGCAACTCCGGTGATACCCCAGATTTTCAGGTCTGCAGAATAGAAATCGATGAACCACTGCAATTGCTCGGCCGTTGGCGTCTCGCGGCCAAAGCACACGCCAGCCAGTTGCACGATCACATCGACCGGATGTTCCTCGAGTGAGGCGATGAAAACCTTTTGCTTCGCGTTCAGCAGGTGGCACACGAGCTGCCGCAATGCCGTGGTTTTCCCGGTGCCTGGATATCCCGACCAGATCGTGTAGCCCTTGCGGAAGAACTTGAGCTTGTAGCCTTCGGGATCGAAGGGCGAGGTAACGAATCCAGCGCGGGATTGCTGAAACTGTGCCAGAAGCTCGGCTGCGTTGCTCTTCGCGAGATCGAACAGCACCTGCCGCGGTTCCTTGAACGTTCCAGTCTCCGTCACCAGCATCTGCCCCAAGCGCCGTAGACGCGCTGCGTCGATCTTTGCGACTGAGGCCTCCACGAGATCAGCCGAGCGCATGAACGTACCCCGCAGCGTCTGCTATGCGCTCTGCGCATAGGTCAATCCGCGCCTTGTGTTCGCTGTTGAGAGGCTTGCCTTCGGCGACGTGAGCGACGGCAATCGCCAGCACCCCGGATTCGCGACGCAATGCCCGCAACGCATCCATCGCACTGAAGGGCTGCGACACTGGCTTGAACTCGCCCAAGCGTTCTGGGAACAGATCCGTCATCTCCAGCCCAATGGCGCCGACCACGTCGACCGCACCACAGCCGCTGAAGCAGTGGACCAAGATTCGGCCATCGTCCAGGGCGCGCACCGTCAGGCTGGGGGTTTTGTCGTTGTGGGCCGGGCAACATGCCAGCCACGAAGACTTGCCAGTGCTACGGACCTTCGCGAGACGCGAGAGGATGGTGTCTACTGCCATTTCTGCTCCTGCCCTTTCTCGGCGAACTCAATGCCAGCGTCGATGTGCTTGGCGTCGCGAAGGAATAACTCGATGTCGTCGAACTTGGCTTTGCGGTCGTTCTCGCCCATGTGGTAAGCCGAGTTCTTGTAGCCGGTGATGGCGAGGCAAAGCTGCTCGGGGGTGTAGGACTTCAACGCGAGGCGAATGACCTTCGTGCGCTTCACGTCAAGCTGCGACCGTGGGTGAACGTGGACGGTCTTCCAGTGATCGAAAATCAACGTCACATCCGTCGGAACGACGGCCTCATGTCCGTTGGTTTTTTCTGGGGTTCTTATATGTTCTGTTCTGCTCTGCTCTGAGGGCGTTTCCGTAACAACCTTCGTAACATCCTTCTGCCGTTGCCTGTAACGTTTCACTCGTGGAGTGGAAGTGTCTGATTCAAATTGTCTTTTTGTCCAAGCTCGCGGAAACCATTTGTTGTCTATGAGTCCCTTTGAAACAAGCACGGAACGAGTGCGCTCGCATTCTGAAACGCCAATTCGGAGGGCAAAATCGACCTCTGAAACGTCATTTGTTGGCGTTACTCCGGCCCCTGCGAGACATAGCAACATTAGGTAACGGCGTTGTAACGTTTCATCTAACAGTTGCACTTTGGGGTCGAAAGCGAACTCTGAGTACAACCTGAACCATGCCCGTGAATCGGCCATCAGCGTGCTAGCCCCTGCTCGATTTCCATCTCCGTGATCTGCTCAGGCGAGCGTAAGGCGTGTAGCCGCTTCAGCTCCTCCCATGCGGAGTGGCGCTCCAGTGGCGTCGGTGAGGCGTGAAGAAGAAGCGCCTGGTGGGCGATGCGCGATTCAAGCTCATCGGTACCAGGCGCAAAGCGGGGCTTCGAGGAAATCACTGGATAACCACCTGTTCAGGTGTCGCCGGCTTTTCGTATCGGCCCTGTCCCGTATCGAAGGTCAGGCGCAGGCCTTCATAGAAAATCCCGTTGTCCGTGACCGAGAAACCTTCGACGTTCGCGGCCCTCGGCCATCTGGCAATCAGGTCGTAGTCGTCGCGGGAGCAAATCAGCTCGACCACCCCTGGTTTGAATTTGCGATAGAACTTCACCAACTCACCCATCCGGGCTTTGATATCCCGGATACCCTGGATGCCGCGGAAGGAGCTTGGCTGCGTCATTTGCCGGCCACCATCTTGCGAACGAAGTCTTCTTGAATGGCGAGACGGTGCTCCAGCTCTGCGTTGCGGCGCTTCTCGGCCTCAAGCTGGATCTCGACCTCCGATCGATGCGGACGCAGCGTCGAATAGTCCCGCCCGCGGGACTCGCAGGCATACATCAGCAGGATTTCGTTCCCAACGAAGTCCATGAACTCGTTACGACGCTCATGCGGGAAATGCTTTTTGCCATTAAGGATGTTCGACCACTGGCCGGCATCGATGCCGAAAAGTAGCGGGATTTCCTTGGGCTCGAAGCCGGAACAGCGAACGCTGAGGGCGATTGCATCACTCTCTGATTTGAGCTTACGCACGTCTGAAAGCGTGAATTCCAGGGGAATTCTGCGCGGATCAGTCAGCCCTAGCCCCATCTGGTCGGGGTTAGACAAGTTCTTTGTCTTTGATTGTCTGTCCATCTTGGGAACAATAAAAAGGCGGATCTGTTACTGCGAAACAGAGAGAAGTGATGAGAGAGAAACCTGAACAAAAGACACAAACGCGCAAACGCTTGTTTTGCCGATGCGCCTGCGTTCAGGTTGCGCAACATGAATCAAGGGAAGATTTGTGATCTGTTCGAAAGCTGGCACGGTGTTCACAGTTCTGATGATCCAGTGAGGGAATCGAGCTTGATTTGTCGCGTTAGCAGCAGAAATGTGGAATCGATATTTGTGTCAGAGAAAGCGACAAACACACTGTGTGCTTGCGCAACAAATGAGTTGGTGGGACCTTCGTGCTGCACCTCAGCACGATTACTAAGAAGGTCTCAGCAATGCCGACGCGGAACGATCAAGCGCGTTTGCGCCTCGCGACAGTTGATGGCGTACTTATTTCCAATGGGTACAGATCTGGTCTCAAATCACATCGAGACACACCGGACAATTTCTCAAGCAGCAGGACACGATTTGGCGGGACACCGGCACGACGCCATTTATCAACCGCCTGTGGAGAGATACCGACCGACTCAGCCAGCTTGCCGAGGCCGCAAGCTTTGATTGCCTTATCTACTGCTGGATTGAGGTGCATGGCCCCTAGTCAACCACAGGTTGAGGCCACGGTCAACCTGCGGTCAGTGGCGGTCCTAAACCGTGGGTTTCATCCTCTCTTCATGAGTCCACTAGGGAAAACGATCATTAGGGAACTGACTCGCGTGGGTCAGACGCAGGCATGGCTGGCCGAAAAATGTGAAGTCAGTGAGAACGCTGTATCGAAATGGATACGGACTGGCAAGATCAGCCGAAAGAATGCCATCAAGGCATCGGGGGCTTTGGGCATCAGCTTGGATCAATTATTGAGCCTCGATGTGTCGTTTCCTTCCGATGATCTAGACGTCGAATGGCGTAGGTTATCCCCGGCCGTCAAAGCCAAGCTTATCTCGATGGTGCATGAGATCCAGGGACTGTCGCCACCTGAGTCAACACAGAAAAACGCTCGGAAAACCGCGTCTGGAAGGTAATAACATGAGACGAACATTGGTAGCAGCTATGGCGCTGCTCGCTGGTTGCGCCAGTACCAAAGATATTGATCTGTCTAAAGTCGAAAGCACCTGTGGCCAATCCTGTAGCACTAATTACAGCCAATGCTTGAGCGGTTTCAGCTTGGTCCCCATACAGCGCCAGCACGAGTGCACTACTGCATTACGCCTATGCGCTCAATCCTGCCCCACTCGATAGACCCCTACCCGGCGCGATACATTTTTTAGCCAACCCTGGGGCTCCTTCTTAACTGGCAAAGTCCCTTTAGGAAGCGAACTGGCCGCTTTGTGATCTTAGTCTAAACCTGGGGTTGACTGCCCCATTAAACCTGTGGTTTACTTCGCTCCAAGGAACACGGAGCGAACGACATGCCACTCACCCGCCGAAATCTCGCCCAGCTTCAGATAGCAGTCGCTGCCTCGGTGCACGCGGCGATCGTGAACAAGGGCCGTAGCAAGCCGGACTTCGCAGCTCACATTGCCAAAGAGCATGCCGACGCTGCTGTGCGTGTTCATGCAAACGGTAAGCGCAAGTGAGCATCCGTCTCATTCACCGCCGTGGCCGGCTCTGGTTCTGCGTTGGCGGCGCGATCTGTGTCGCGAGTTACCCGCAGGCCATGCGACTCATTCGAGATGCCGCATGAATTTCCTCGACAACCTCCGCCTGTGGATCTGCGTGCTGTGGATTGCAGCGACTGGCGGGCTGCGTGAGGCGGATGCGGGTCGGTTGGTTGGGAAAACATCATGAGCCCTCGCCTCGCAAACCTGTTCGACGACCTGCGCAAGCTCAGCGTCGCTGATTGCGAAGGCTTGAGCCGGGAAG